GGAACTACAGAAGGTGTAAGACTTGCAATAGTTGGAAGATCACTAGTATAAGTATCGACAGCAGCGAAACTTAAATTTCCTGACCCATCTGTTTTTAAAAAATAATTGTTTGTAATACTTTGTGGTAAAGTTAATGTATAAGATTGAGCCGCACTATGTGGAGGTCCTTGAATAGAAACTCCATGAGTATTTTGAGAACAGTTTAAAGTTATTTTTCCATCAGCACTTGAACCATCACCTTTAATTGTTAGACCAGGAGTAAATTCAGTTTTAGCATTAGTAACCGCATCCGCCGCAAGTTTCCCTGTGGTAACGTTGAGGTCTTTAACCTTTACTGTTTCAACCGCATTTGTAGCAATTTTCGGAGCAGTGATAATTCCATCTGAAATATCTGCCGAAGTTAAAGCTGCGTCTGCAGGAGCTGTTCCAATGTATGCCATACTTTAATATCCTTATGTGCTAATTTCATCAACCGCACTTACCCAAACATCACATGAAGAAGCTGTATCGCTGACAACTGATAATACATCTAAATTTTGAACAACGAATTTTGCTCCGCCGTCCAAAACTTGTAAAGAACCGCCCGTTGGTATAGGGGCATCTTTTACAAGATATATATTATTAGATCCGTCGTTAATATAACAACTTACATTGATGGCTGTGCCAAGTATATTCGATAAAGAAATACCTACAATAGCGTCATAGGAATTAGCGGTGTAAACTGCCGCTGGTGATGTTCCTACTGCATTGGATGTATATCTTCGAAAATTTTGCGCCATATTTTTCCTTATAATGCAATAGCCATTGCTGTTGCAAATCCTTTAGTTGCGAACCCTAAATCGGGTACAATTGCTCCACTCCCATCTAAATAAACTGCTTTAGCTGCAGGTAGAGTACAGAATACATCTTTAGTACCTGCTGCAAAATCTACCGGCGTAGTATTATTATTAGAATTATCGATAATAGTTGTTCTTTGTAAATTAGTACCCGTACTTAAAGTACCTAAACCAACTTCCCATTCTGCCGTACCTTGGTTAAAGATTGCATAGTAAGTTGTATTACTAGAACCTATTCCAGTTGCAAAACTTTGAAAACCAGTTTGTTCACCAGCCAAAGTAAAAGTTGTCTGACTATTACCAGTTGTTGTACTAGTTTCTTTAACTCTATCGTTTATTACTAACGCCATAAATTTTTACTCCTATTACGATGTTATACTTAAAATAGCGTCAGATCCTGCAGGTGTTCCTGAAGCCGGCACTGGAAATGAAATTGTAAAAGTTCCATTCGTTGCTGTCTTAGTTCCACCAAAATCTAATATCACTACTAATTTACTATTATCTAGTCTATACATAACTCCAAAGGCAGCACTAAAAGTTGCTGTTGTCCAAGGTAAGTCTGCAAAATCTACTGTAGCTACATTCGTTTGATTATCTACTGCTTGACTTTGAAGAGGTTTACCACCGGTTGCATAGTTAGTTCCAGCTGTACTTACTTGACCTGCTACACCTGTTGAATAAACAGTGCTTGCTGTCGTATAGTTATTGGCTGTGTATAAAGCTAAATGATAAGTAACGCCACTTCCATTTTGGAAAGCATGTCCTGCTGAGAACAATTCTTTACCAAATGAGTAAGGTACTACGTTTGCCATATTATATTTTCTCCTTAATTATTAGTTCCGTAAGAGGATGGTGATTTTGATTTAAGTTGTTGACGAATAATTCCATCCTCATCTTCGTCTCTGCGTCTGTAACCGATTTGTTCAGTTGCGTACGTTGTAAGAGCATTTTCAAATTGCCCTTGGTAGTATTGTATCAGATCCACCGGACCTTTCAAGTATCCATATGTATTTATCAGACATGTATACAAAAGTAAATCTTGATATTTATTTGATAAATANGTTCCATTTGTAGCTGCCGGAGCTGCTGAAGGAGTTGTTGTATTTGTAAGACTTACGGGTTCTTTATTGTAAGCTAGGGTAATTGAATAAGCTTTATCAGGAGTAGGTGATACAACCCAAAAAGTTTCGTCCCAATTTCCATAATATTTAGGAATTCCAACAGATGAAGTTGATGGAGTTGAGTAATACTCAGCCATAAAACTTGGATCTCTTTGTTCTAAAAAAACTTGATTTCCTGTGGCATCTGTAAGTTGTGCATAATTAATAGATCTTAAATCATCAGGAATAGTTACATATCTATTTCCTACCACTAAACTTGATGTTGCGTAATGAGCATTTTGATCTGTAGGTACTGATCTCCAAATTTTGTTTTCAGCATTTTGAATAAGTGTTTTTAAAACTGCATCCGTTAAAACGTTTGCTGAGACTTCTGTGTATCCTCTAATATCTGTTTGTAAATTTGCTAAAGTATATGCCATATTATAATGCCTCTAATGTTACTGGTCCTGCTGAACAATTTAATCCACCACCTTTAACTCCATGCAGAAGAGTGTTATCTGCACTTTGAAAATAAAAATAGCTAATAGGATTAGTTAACACATCATTAGTAGTATTACCAGTTACAGTTGCATATTTATCAATTTTTCCCAATTGAATAGTAAAACCATTTACAGAATCAATATCACTAACACCACTAATAGTATTAATAGGACCAAACTGTTGTAAATTTAAAGCATCTGCCCCACCGGATCCTTCTGTTGTTACTTGTGCTGGACCTCTTAATCTAACTTTGCTATCTGCTTTTCTTTGATGATCCCAAGAATAAACATTTACATAAGTAAGGCCATCAACACTGTTAAGAATAATCTCAAAAGGATTATTTTCTAATAAAATTAATTGAGGAGTGGATGCTGCTTGTACTCTTGGATTTTGTAAAGCTTGAGGATCTGATCCAACAGGTGCCGGTTGAAGCTGGGGTTGTTTTGCTTCATATTCTGAATAGTGAACTAAAGAGCCATTCCATTCTCTAACCATTTGAGTATAAGGAAATCTTAATCCAGATCTATCTGAAATTGCTAATGCTTGTTTACCTCTAGCAAAAACTCCCATTATGAAGAAACTCCATCACCATAAAATGTTTGTGGTGAAATATAAGTAGATGTACCTTGATTATCGGCATCCAATGCTCTAGCCATTTCACTTTGATAAATTCTTTCTAGCTCTGGTGTTCTTCCAGGTGAAAATTTCATACTTAAATAATAAGCAAGACCTGACATCATACAAGGAAAAAATCGATCTACAACGTCTGCTGTATTTGTATAGTCTCCTGCATTATCAACTTGTGCCATATAATAAAAACAAAATTGAAAACTAGAAGGAGTGCTTGTACTAGAAACACTCGAACTTGGTGTTGCATATAAAAATATACTAGGATTAATTTTTCTATCTATGTAATATTGAGAAGGTGTGCCTTTAGTTAATTTATTAGCTGTTGCACTATATTGAGATCTACTAATTTGTGTCATTGCTTGATCAGCAGGATTAGTAGTAGTGCTGTTATTTCTATAAGTTGCTTCTAATATTTGACTTAAATCATTTGGAAAATTAACAGAGTCTTTAGCATAATTATATTCTGCCTGACCTTCAATTAAAGGTATCTGAGCATATTTTACTTTCCATAAATGAACGCCTCTATTCTCCCACTCTTTAAACATAATATTTAAAGAACGTCTTGCTGATCTTAATTGATATCCAGTTCTTGTTCCTCTAATATTTGTTCTTTCAAAAGCTTCTTCAATAATATCATCAATTGCTGGATTAAAAGTATTAGTTCCTGAACTTGCTGTAACAGTATTGGCTTGATTGCCCATTCCAGCTAAAGCNGCACAGTAATANAATAAANNTGGAGCGCCGACTGCTTGAACCGGAGCAACTACAATAGTAGTTTTTGCTCCAGCATTTCCTGGAGTTCCTGTTGTGGTAACTCCTGTTGTATAGGCTACACCCCCACTAGTATTTGTTCCATCTTTAGTACTGGATAATGCAAATATAAAATTTTCATTTGTTCCCTCTGATTGATCAAAGATGTAAGTGTTGCCTTCTTGAAGTTCTAAAACAGGACTAACAGTTCCATTAATAAAAAACTTATTAGCTCCCGCACTAAAAGCATTAGTACCAGTTGCAACTGTAACTGTAAAAGTAATAGTCGCCATTTAAATTCCTAAGCTCCGGTGATTGTTACTGTAACGCTACCACCTGCTCCAACTAGATTATAAACAATTCCATCTTTAAATAGTATTCCAGAACCTGGAACATAAACTTCTAGTCCCTCTGTTCCAAATTTATAAGTAGCTTTTAAGTTACCTGCTGCTGCTGCACCTGCAGTTGCTGCATCATAAATAAGTAAAGTAGAAGCTGCTATTCCATATCCTTGAATAGAAGTAATTCTAGCTCTACTTGCTCTAGATAAAGTATCTGCACCTATTACTGCAAAGTTAAGGGTTGTTTGGTCGCTTGAAAAAGATCCGCCGCCTGACATAATTATTCTCCTATTAAATTATATGTGGGCCGAAGCCCACATTGAATTATTAATTAATTACGCTGTTGCTGCGTCTCGCAAATTATTTGCTTGAACATACGTGAACGTAACAGTTACTTGACCTGTAGTT